TTACAGGCGAATGATCAGCGTCAGGTCGCTGCCCGGGATCGCCGTCCCCACGCCGGTAACGTCGAGACTGAGCTGATCGCTCGCCTGGAGCGCCGGTAGACCGAATCCGTCGATCACCTGCGATAAAGTGGCCCCCGGATCAGATGAAGTTGCGCCCGCGGTGAAAGAAACGGCGGTATAGGCCGCGCCATTGCGGTTGAGCTGCAGGGTAACCGCAGCCCCGTACGCCGGCGACCGCAGCATCGCGTAGATGTCCCGCACCGAGTAATCGCTATCCACGGAGATATTGGGCGCGGCCCCGGTCTGAATCGCCAGATAGCCCGTAATCTGGAACGAGAACTGGCCTCCGGAATAAGTTCTCAATCCGAAGTCAGGGGTTGTAGTGTAAGTGATTTGCCGAACCGGGCCGGCGCCCAGTGCGTTGGTCAGGTACAACTCGGCGCTTGCCAGCCTCACCGAGGGCAAACTCACCGAATACGACCATTCGCCTCCCGCGGGCGTGCCAAACACGCCTTTGACGAACGGAACAATCACCACCTGGGTGGTCAGCGGATACAGGGCAGTCGTCGCCACATGGGCCGCGGCGGTAGTTGTGTGCAGGCCCCGGCTAATTGCCAGAGAGCCATCGCTGTTCACGGCCGTAACCTGGAGGATCTCCTGCTCAATCTGCACAAACGTTCCCACGGTGAGCCCCGCTATCGCAGGCATCTCGATATCGGTGGCCAACAGGGCCGCCGCGAGGGTTGCCGCTGTGGCGCTGATTTCGTCGTAATAGTGCAGCGTGTAAGTGCCGGCGGTGATGCTTCGCGTGTTCACCAGGCTGGGAAATCCGATCGCCGCCAGCAGTAATACGCCGCGCCCGGGAGCGCTCATCCCGAACAAAGGCTGAGGGGGAACCGCTGCGTCGGCATCGAGCCCGCCCGATTGGCCCAGCACCCAGCGCGTCAGCGGTGAAAGCGAATAGAGCGCCTCGTCTCCCGCGGCGTTGGCTGCTCGAGCGGAAATCTCGATTCCATTGCCGATTCGCTCCGGCACGTCGATGTCGATGGGGCTGGTGGGCCCGCTCGCGCCGGGCCTCCAGGAACTCTCCGCTATGACGAAATAACTAGTCGCGTCCGGTTCCACGGCCCACGCATTCTCCAGTGTCAGCACCGTGGCGGTGTTGCTCGCCACCGCTCGCTCCTGCCCAGCTCCCGCACCCCGGGTGATCCGGACCAGAGCGGTCCGGTAGAGATTCGGCTGTAACTGCAGAATGCTGTTACCGACAGTGGTCAGCGAGTGGATGCCCGCCCCGGTCTCGGGAAGCAGTTCCCAGCGCCAGTAGAGATTTACGTGATCGAACTGAGGGTCCGGTGGCAGAATGGCCAGCGGAGGAAAACCCGTGTCCAGAAATGAAGTCGCGGGCGTCTGTAGCGCAGCGATCTGAAACAATTGCCCAGCACTCGTGCCCCGATACACGTTGAAATGTGCGGCGACCGCCTGTAGCCCGATTCCGTCCAGCACCACCGAATTCGTGTTAACCCCGGCGGGAACAGTCGCTTGGGCCATGAATGACAAAGGGCTCTCTCCGCCTTCCGAATCGAGCGCGGTCACTCCATAGAAGTAAGTGTTATCTCCCGCCAGCGTTCCGCCCGTAGGGCTGACGATGGGCGCCAGGCCGAGCAGGGGAGCCGGTAATGTTCCCGTTTGACCGGAGGGCACGGTAAAGGAAACCGTCAGGTCCACTTCAGCCGATCCGTCGCTGCCGATTACTTCAGCCTCGCTGATCCCGAGTTGCAGGTTTCCGTTGGTATCCACCGTTGTGCCAATTACCGGTGCCGGAAGCCCGGAGCCCCGCCCACCCTGAATCCCCAGACCCCCGCTGACTCCGCTGATGGTGTCCGAATACCAGCCATCGTCATGTAACTGGGCCGAGATAACAACGCTGCGAAAACTCGCCCCCGGAGTGATTTTCGTGATCCGGAACGGCGTCCTTTGCAGATTTTCCTTCAGGTAAGTGACCGTTATCAGATCGCCCGGCAAAAGTCCCAGCGCCTTCACGCTGGTTTCAAACTGGATGGTCAGATTACCTTCAATGGCTTTACTCAGGCCCAGCAGTAACATCCGGGTGGCCTGATTGAACGTGGAGATTCCCACGGCATCCCACGTCACCGCCACTTCCTGACCGCACAGATCGGCATCCGGCTCATCGGCGATCGAAAGACTGTCCTGTTGAAATTGATTAAAGCTGTCCTGAAACTCGACCGACAACCGGTTCGGAGTGTCCTGAGCTCCCCGCGAGGACAGCCTCACACTCGAGCTTCCGTCGGAATTGCGCGCGATCGAACTCGCATCGAATTCGTACATCGGCCAGCCGCCGTTATAGTCGCTCACCGAGTTACTGCCGGCCGCCTGAACCGGCTGTTGCAGTGCGAACGTGTTTTCCACCCGAACTTCCAGCAGGCCGCTGGTATTCAGAACGATATAGATCCGCGAGCCATTCCGGACGGACCGCAGCAGATCGCCCGCGCTGCGGCTTTCCTTCATCGCGAACTGGCACTGAAAACGAGGCAACTCCACACTGCCTCCGACCGGATCCAGCACCGAAATCAGCTCATCCGCATAGGCCGCCGCATGAGCCACGCTGGGAAGATCGATCTCGCTCAAAGTGTATCCCGATCGCATCAGGACGTCGAGCACGATCCACGCCGGATTGCTCGAAAAGCTGACTCCCAGCGGATTTCCGCTTGAGTCGTACTGCGGCAGTTTCATTCCCTGCATTAGCACCTGAATCGAAGGAATGCTGGTGCCGTCGTTTATCTGGTTCGGCACCACGACGGAAAGGTATGCCATGCTGCCGTACGGATCGCCCTGGGGAATCCCGCTTCCGTCGGTGAAGTTCAGGTCCTGCGCGCCGTTTCGCGAGCCGTCATTGACGATGTTGTACCAGCCGGTTGAGGTCATGTTCCTGCCATTGACGCCCTGCGGAATTTCTATGTCGTTGACCAGGACACTGAGTACACCCTGAATCGGCCCGAGGCTCAGCAGCACTTCCATGCGCGTAAGATTTCCATCGTTGCGCGAGAAGACAACGTCCGGAACATGCCACTGCGTGCCGTAGACAAGCGGGACGAAGTCGTTGTACTGCGCGGTGTTATCCTGCACGGCGGAAAGCTGAGAGTTCTTTTGTCCGGCGCCTCGCACCAGAATCGTCGGCGGAACATACTCGATGCCTCCGAAGCGCGCCGTCGGCCGTCCACTGGTATCGATAGAGAACATTCCCCGGTCCATGCAGTCGGAGCGCGAATAGGAGCAGGTGGAGAAGGGCGAGCCCGCGCTCAGGTTTCCAGTGCCGTTGGTTTGATCCGGTGAGTAGCCGCACGAGTAGAATCGCGAATATCGTCCGCGTAGTGGGCCGCCGTCTACCGCCTCCAGTCGTTGAGCGGGCGTAATGGGAAACCGCCAGGGGCACATGCGCTGCACGCGAACGTTGGGAATGATGGTCCGCTGCATCGACGTCCGGTTCATCGCGCTCAACCGGAAAGTCGTTTCCGTAATCAGCTCCGGCGGATTCATCAGTCCGCGGAACGCCACCACGGAGTCCGTAGACGCCGCATTCAATATGAGATTGAAAAAGGCCACCTGAACCACCAGCTGAGCGCCTTTGAATCCGCTCTGCTGCTCCACTTCTGACAACAAGGAATCGGCGTTGGCCAGTTCGAACGTAAGTTGTGGGACACCGCCCACCTGAGTGTCGGATGCCAGTTGCGCTTCGAACAGGTTGTGCCGGACTACCCGCCCCGCATATTGGTTGCCGTTCCATTCCACTGTCCGGCTGCTCCATCGCTGCAGTGAACCGTCGGGCAGCGTGCAGTCGAATAACAGCAATGGCGTGTCGGGCAGCAGTAGTTCTTTCGCGGTCAGTATGCTTCCCATGGCTCTTTCTCTTAACCTCAGACCCGTGACACAAGCTGGATTGTGCAGGCCGACAATCCTGGCCCAGTCTCTGCAACCGTCAGCTGATCGCTGGCGAAATAAGTCTCTTCGTAGATTCCGTAAGCAGCGGCGGTCAATTTATACTTCGAAGGAAACGGCTGGGCTTCCACCTGCAGGCCCCATAAGTCGATCGACTGGCCCGCCGCGATCTCCAATGAAAATGTGGACGCAGTCGCGCCGGAACCTCCCACGCCACTTATATAGACACGCGTCCACGACGGAGTGACAGGCGCGCTGACTTGCGAACCGTCGCGCACCATTGTGATCTGGGCGCCGCCATCGCTTCGCACCCAGGCACTGAAGCATGTAATCATTGCCCCGGCGATACTCACAGATTGAGAAACGGCCTGAACGCTGCCGGTCCCGTTGGAAACCGACCAGGCTCGCTGCGTACCCAGGGGATCGTTCACGCCGGCACTCACCTGCAGCAAACCGATTTGCCAACCCGGCTGCGCGAGATTCTCGCTCCATCCCAGAAGATTGGCCAGAGGATCCACGAAGGCGAACGCCGCATACCGGCCCTGGGACGATTGAAACAAAGCCCTCAGATTACCGACCTCCGCGGCGGTTAAATCCTGATAAGTCAGATTCCACGCGATCGACCCTCCGGCGGCGTCGGGCAGCGCAATCTGTTCTCCGCTATCCATGACGTTCACGATGTTGCGCCACTGCCGAATGCGGGTTATTGGAAACTGCGCCACCGAGCCGCTCCCGATCTGCGGAAACCAGTTCATAACGTCTCCTCAATCACCAGCGACGCCTGGCCGTTCAGCTCTCCCTGCATTCCCGCCGTCAGCGATCCCTGGGAAATGATGCAATTGGCCACGTCTGCGCCGCTCGCAGGATCCGTGAATGTGAACGTAGCTGTGCCCTGTGCCTCGCCAAACGCTATGACCGCGGATAACTCCTGCTCATCCAATTGGGTCAAACTGATGACCCACTGCCTGAGAGCGTTGCCATAAACGCAAAAACGCTGGCTGCTGCCATCGAGGAACCGCACCGGCTGTGTCTGAAACTGCGCTCCCAGGGTGGAAGGATATTGCGTTACCGCCCCCGTCTTCAGCAACGGAAAAGTGGCCATGTCAGAGACTCGCCACTACGTCGTTGATCGGGTGCAGGTTGAGCATCGCGGCGCGAACCGCGTTGGCGATATCGTTGCTCCGATCCATGAACGACTGGCTGTCCATGGCGCTCACGTTCACCGTGACATTGGGTGCGGCGCTGGACGCCGGTGCGGCTGCGGGCGCCGCCTGGCCCGTGTTAGTCGCACCATTCGAGCCGGCCGCAGGCGCGGGTGTCGCGCTCTGCAGAGTAGCGTCGATGGCAACCGGCGGTGGCGGCCTGTATATAGGTAACGCCGCCGGCGTCGAGCTTACGCCGAACAAACTCGCAATTCCGGATATCAGCGGCGACAGAAACCCCAGCGATCCGCCCAGAAGGCTGGACGCCACGCTTCCCACCGTGGTCCCGGCCGAATGCGACCCCTGCGCCGAAGTGTTGCTCTTTATAGCCTGCGTGTTGGCGGTAATCAGCGCCGCCTGCTGTTGATAAGCCGATTGCAATTGTGCAATCTGCTGTCCCGCTTGCGAGAGCGATGTGTTCAAACTGTTGTCCGAACTGGTCGCGCCCACCGAAATCGTGGGTGCCGGGGGAATGCCCTGCCATCCCTTGGGCTGAATCGCCCGGAATGTTTCTTCAATGACGCGCCGTGACATCCCGCTCCTCCTGTTCCATTTCGTTTTGCAAAATCAGAAATGCATCCACGCTGCGCGCTTCGGTTTCAGTCACGCTCGTGATTCCCAGCCGTCTTCGCACGAAGAAATCCTCCGCCAGGCTAAGGCTCGCTCCCGTTATACTGGACCTCGGACACTCCTCGGCCGCCGCTGACCTCCGCGCCCACACCACGCGCGCCGGGCCCCGCTGTTCCGGCGCCAGAAACCCGCACCGCCGCTTCACTTCCAGACCGTGTCTCCTGCAACTCTCGCAATCCCATCCGGCCCGGTTCGCAAACTGGAAATGGAACGCGAGTATTAGTTTTTTCGTTCGGTCTCGTTAAGGCCGCATTCCGCTTTGATTGCCGCCAGGACTTCAAGAAACAAATCTTCGGGACCACGCTCGATGAGCGAACGCGGGGTAGCCGGCTCGCCGTCGATCTCGAGCCCGCTAACCTCTTCGAGGCCCCACTCCGCATACAGCCGGTCGATCTCGGCGCTAAGCAAGCCCGCCTCCATCTTGTTTCCGGCCTCCTGACCCGCCTGAAAATATTCCAGCCGGGTCGCGAGGTCGCGTACCCGCCGCATCAGCTCGATGCGGCGCCCAAAAGTCATGCGAGCAATCACGAATTCCACCTCCGGGTGCGTCACCGACGGGAACCCGCGACGGCTGGTCACGGCCAGAACCGGTGCGTCGCTCATCCGAACGCCACCACTAACTCGTCGTTGCCTGTTCCCTGCGCCTCTGTATCGCTGAACTTCCACTTAAGACGGTTATCCGAATCGTCGAACTCGGGTATCTGGGGCACGACGCTCTTCAGATAGACCCCCAGAAGCTGCCCGTTGACTTGCCCCATCTGAAACATCATGCTGATGGGCGCCTGGAGCCGCGCAGCCTGATAAAGCGCGGTGGTCGCAACGTCATCCTGCCCGTATAACTCAAGCGAAACCGTGACCTGCCGCGTACCCGGAGCGATAGCCTGCGGCAGAATCGACCCGTACTCATTCAGCCGCAGATTCACGTTGTTGGCCAGTTCAATGGACGCCGTGGAAACGGTGAAAAACTGATTCGGAACCGTGCCCAGCCACACTTCTCCCAGGTTGCCCGGCACCGGCGAGTAAGTGAATCCGCTTTGCGCTGGTTCGGCGGGAAACTGTGTGGCGCCGCCCTGCCCGGATACGAAGGATGCGCTGTCGAGCAGATCCTGCGCCGAGCCCTTGAATTCGAACTGGTGAAAGTCGCCGTTCAGAGAGAGCGTCATCTGGTCGACCGCGGCCCCCGTAACCGCTCGCTGAACGGCGGTCGAAGGATCCCAATAGTCGAATAGCGAGAGGCTCGGTAACTCCGACGTAAGCGAATAAGTCGCTGTGGCGCCAATCGCCGTGCCGGCGGCAGGCGCGGCCGACAACGCCGTGTTCAGGGTCACCGTCGTGGAACTCGGCACAGTAGCCACAAAGCGTATCTCGCCCGCGCACACTAACGCTTGGCCCGCTGCCAGGTTATGCGGCCCCGTGAACTGAATTTGTGTTGTAGTGGACCCCGCTGCGGCCGTACCGCCCTCCCACAGATTGCCGGCGCCGCCCATGGCTGCCGACACCAACGGCCCGTGAGTAGGCAACTGACTCGTGTCCGCCCAGTTCCGTAAATACGACGTGAGATCGAAGCTGGTCTGGCGCCTCATTCCCGTAGGATTGCCGGGAAACGTTCTGGTTCCCGTTTTGTCCCGCCGCTGGCTCTTGGCACGCTGTTGTTGAGCCCCCAATTTCACGGCCGGAATCCGATTGCCCGCCGTAATCGCCGGCAGTTGCCCATATACGCTTTCCAGCGCGCAATACCAGCGGTTCGCGTTTGACGATATGTATGCCATCGCTATTTACTTATCTCCACTTCGAACCCAACTTTCGCGCGCTGCAGGAAGTTCTTCCCGCCGCGCGAAACCGGCTCGTAACTGACGTCGTATCCACCCGCATAAAAACTTCCGCTGCCCCAGTCGCCGCGCGAATCGTCCAGCAGCGAACACACCGCGTCCACATATACCTGCAGATTCTGTTCGATCGAATCCGCCCGGTCCTGCGAATGCCGGATCTCGATAACGAAACTACCGGTCCCGGAAAACTGCCGGTATTTCTCTTTGAGCTGGTTGGACAACTTACTGCAGTAAATCAACAGCGCCGGATAGACCGTGGTCCCGGATTTGTCGCTGATCTCTGGACTGATATTCTGTGTGACAATCGAACGGATACCAGTCGCCTCCAATGCTGCGTCCGCGCCGACAATGGCGCCCACCCGGGCGTTGACTCCATTCGTGTGCGCCGTCAGCTTCGCTACTACCACGTCCGCTACCGCTCCCGTAGTTCCTGGCATCGCTTCATCCTCTCGGCAGTATGCGTGCCATCGGCCGCACGAAATCGCCGGACTGCCCGGTCCCGGCCAATTCGCCGGCCACTCCGGCGCCCGGCACGTAACTGAACGTCGAGCCAATCGCCAGCGCAACCGTGTTCTGCAGCAGCAGGACGTCGGGCGAACTCCCGGCGTAAACATTGAATCCGACGGCGTTGGGTGGGGCTACGGCCGCGGTCACTGTCATCAGATTGCCGTCCGTCACCGCAAGGGAAGACGCTGCCGATGCGGCGCCGCTTTGACCCACCACGTTGACCCACGAAATGCTCGCATAGAACGTGCCTCCGCTCTGCGGCCCCGGCGTCGTCCCCAGCACCGGAGGCGCCGCTTCGGGAATCGGGTCGCTGACCAGGGACATTCCTCGCGCGATATAGCTCTCCCGCGCATCCGACGCGCTCTTACTGAACTCGTGCCATTTGGCCTGATAGCGGTCCACCAGGTCGCTGAAGTAAGCGTCCCGGTAGAACAATGCCAGCGCGTACAGAGTCTCCCAGCGTTTCAGTTCCGTGGTTATTACGATCTGATCCAGATGTAAGGACGTCAGCCAGGGTGTGAACAACAATGCTCGGGGCTTGTTGAGCCACAACTTAAGATCGGTTGCGATCTCATCGTGGGCCAGGCGGATCTTCGTCGTTGCATTGATCCCGTTGACCTCCGCCACGTCCAGCAGACCGGCGTCCTGATCCGTCATGTCAGTGATGCTACTCGCGGGTCCATCCACAAACAGCGCCATAGTCAGGCCTTGTCTTTCTGCTTGCGGCTCTCATGAGGAATGCTCTCAGGCTGCTGGACTACCACGACCTGCAGCCGGCGCGATGCCTCTTCGCGCTCGTGCCTTTCCTTCGCGGCCCGGTGAGTTTCATAAAAGTCGTCGGCCTCTTCCTTCGTCGCCACGCGAATGCGGCCTTCCACGATCAGCCTTGCGGTGATCGTGCGCGAGGCCTCGGTCCGCACGCCCGCTTTGCCGCCCTCGGGCGTAGCCAGGCTCACCGTCACAAACCGGTCCCCGCTCAGGCTGTCCTCGGCCTCCCGGATCCTGCTGTAATAGGCTCTTAAGTCCATTCCGTCTCCTCGTTTCGAAATCTCGCAAAACACCCGCAAAAGCAGGGGAGGGCAGGCCTGCATGCGCCTGCCCCCTTCCTGGTGGTCTCTAGCTGTTCACCTGAACTGCGAAACCGTTCCGCAGTATGGCGCAGCCATAGAGCACATCGACAGTGAATTGTTGCGACAGCGTGTTCGGCTGATAACTCATCGTGACGCGCATACCGAAGTTGCCTAATTCGGCGTATTCGGCGATCGCGCCAGTCCCCGGCAAAGGTTGCGGCAGCCGGCGCACCACGAGGCCGATTGCATCCTTACAGAACGCCAGGTTATGCGTGTTGATCGGTGCGCTCCCCGTCTTCTGCACATACTGCGAGCGGAACACGAAAAAGTCTTTGATCTTACCGAACGTCCCGTCCACCATGGCCCTCAGGCCCGCATCACCTGCCTTACTGAATTCGCTGAATCGCGGGATCTGCCGCATCTGCGAGTAAGTGTTGCTGTCCACGATCAGGTATTTGGGTTCGCCGGACGGCACTTTCGCCGTGAAAAGCGCGGTCTCCGCCGCGTCGATAGTCGCCTCGGTCACCGCCGTTCCCGCCGTTCCCAGCGGTGTATTGGCCGAGAAACCGGCATAAAGATTCAGAAGATCGTTTTCGATCCTCTCCGCAATGGCCACCACGGCCGGTTGCATGTACACCCTCAACAGGTCGGGCACCGCGAGTACTTTCGTCACGTCTGGCACCTGGAAAGTTGCTTCCGCGTGCGTGTTCAGCACGATCTGCGCGTTCCCGAGGTTTGGGTTCTGTGTCTGTACAACTCCCCCCTCGAGGATGTTATTGGCGACAAGCTGCGGAGCGATCGGCACATTCACCGTATCGCCTGCCTGCGCCAATGTTGGTTCATAATCGCGATTCACAAGGTTCCCCATGATGAGGTTCCCTACCAGGGCGGGCAGTGCATCGGCCGCCACCAGTTTCACAATCGCATTTGCTACGTTAGCTGACGTAATTGCTGGCATTCTTCTCCTTTATTTGTGGCCCCCAAACAAAAAAGCGGGCGCCTTCAGTTGCGGTTTTCGCCGCCCTGAGGGTTCCCGCTTCTCGCCGAGTCGGGACTTACTGTCCCGGGGCCGTGCTCACCGAAGCGTCTGCGACGCTACCCGCAAAATTTCCAGCCGCACTCGATCCAGTTCTTCTTTGCTCATGGACGGCTTGATCTGATCCAGATCCAGCCCTCCGCCCGTCTGTGGCGCGGCCTTTTGCGCTCCCGTCATTCCTGTTCCTCCCGCGATTCGCGCCGGTAGAAATTCCGGGTTTTCCTGGACAAATCTCGCCAGGAAATCTCCCAATGGCTCTTCACCGCTCTCGCTGCGTGCCACCAGGCGGCCATCCTCGGCGCACGAGACGTCGTCCTGTACCGCCTTGTAGGCCAGCTCGACTTTGCTCACGCCCAGCTTCTGCAGCTCCGCCCGGATACTCCCGCTGCGCTGTGCTTCCGCCGCTACCGCCCGGCTCTGCTTGTTTTCCTCCACCAGTTCGTTGACCCGCTTCTCCAGTTGCTCGCGCCGCCGGCGTTCCTCCTGGAGTTCGGTCTTATAAGCCGGTTCGCGCCGTGTCGAATCCTGGCGCACATACTCGTCTACCGCCTGTTGCACGATGGTTGTTACGTTTAATGGCTCTTCCATATTTCCCCCATCACAATCCCGCGTCAATCTCCGCGGCGATCTGATTTTTTATCTCCTGCCGCGCATCGCTCAGATACTTCAGCGCTACCCGCTTATAGATCTGTTTCCTCAGCGTCTTCGAGTCGATCTGCATATCCAACAGGCTCTGTGCGTCGCTCGCTTCGCTGCTGAAATCCGTGATGTCGAATTCATCCACGCCGGTGGCGTCGATCGTGAGCCCGTCTTTCCGCGCCGCCGCGATCGTATTCAGCACGTGGCGGATCGACGCCTTCATGGTGTCTCCGTACGACCGCAGAATCTCCTGCGTCACGCTGAAGTCCCACTGCTGGCTCAACCCCGATTGCTGCGAAGCAGAGCCATCTCCCGCTTGCTGCATCAGATACGAGACACGATAAATCTCGTTCTTCAGCCGGTTCAGATTGTCTGCCGCCAGTTGAAACACATTGCCCGTCGGTTCCGCCCAGCCGAAGCGGTCCTGCGGCCCCAGCTGCAGGTAATAGCTTTCTCCGGTAATCTGGCTAAACTCTTTTTCCGAATAAACCACCGGCATGGCGAACAGGCCCATCGTCAGAGCCCAGCCGAGTGCGTTCGACTTATTGAAGTGCTCCACCTGCAGCAGGGCGATCTTATTCGTCAGCCAGAGCCCATCGCTCACCCGGATTTCAAACACCGGCACGCGCCCGATTCCCGCGAAGCCATGCGCGCCCTGTTCAATCAGCTCGATCGCCTTTTGCTCGCCGCCGCGTTGTTCGTAAATCTCGAAGCGTTGGCGGTCGTAATAAATCCACCGCGTCTCGCGCTTCCAGCCAAAACTCTTGACGTTGTCCTGCTTCAGCCAGGAAGTGCGGATCACCACCCACTCCATCTCGCCGCGGTTGTCGAAGCTCCAGTTAATGACTTCGTCCGCCGTATAGCCCACCAGATAGGCCCGGCTCGCACCCGACTCGTCCTCCTGAGCCCGCGTCAAAGCCGGTTCTTCCGTACGCGGAAAATCCACCACGAAGTACGATTTGCCGCATACCAGCGCCTCCGTCATCTGCTGGCGGAAGAACTGCGTCAGGTTGGTCCCTCGCAGATCGCAGTTCTCCACGAAACCCGCATAGAAATCCCGCGCCGCGCTGTCCGGACCCGAGAAGTCAAGTACCGGCTCCCGCCTGACCAGCGTCGCCATATACCAGTCCACGATTGAACCCAGATAGTTCTCATAGAACACCCGGTTCAGGCGTTCCTGATAGACCTCTGCCGGCTCCTTAACCCTGCGTCCCAGAAACTCGCCGGCTCTCTCCCGGAACTGGTCGCCCCCGGCGTATAGGTCGCGATAACGGCGCCACATCCGTGCTTTCGCCGTGTAATCCGGATGTTCCTGTTCTATATGATGATTTGTCAAAACAATCGCTCCCCACGCTCTCCAATTGGTTTCTGCGGCTGTTCCTGCCAGATCAGATAGCCCAGCGCGTCCGAAAGATGGGTCCGCCGCCGGTCTTTGTTCTTGTCGATCTGGGTCGAATCTTCTTCGTACGCCACCTGCTCAAAATCCGCGATCAGTTCCTTGCAGCGCGGATCGATCTGCAGCGACACCTCGCCTCGCGCATTCCGCAGCTTCGAGTTCACCAGCGCAACCCGGTCCCTTACTGCCGGATTCCCTTTGGGCACCCGGTAAGTAGCCTTCACCATCCGCGCGGCAAAATAGCTCCGGATCATCTGATAGTCCGAATGGCCCGTTGTGTGCATCGCCGATCCCGAGGCGTCCCCGAACACGATGACTCCTTCCGGCGGCTTGCCGAATCGCTTCTCGAATTCCTCGCATGCTTGCTCCGTTGTCGCTCGCTTCAGAACGATTTCGTCCAACACCCGTATGCCGCCGTCCCGTGACAGCTGCACCACCAGGGAACTCATCGGGTCCACGTTAAAATCCAGCGTCCAGCACACCGGGCTTCGTTCGTCCAGTGTCTGCGCCCTGAGATTCAGGCCCGGTCGGTAAGCGTGGTAGACGAGATCCCCTTTCGAATTCAGGTAATCGCCTAATGCTTCCTGCCGGTAGAAATTCTCGTCGTAACTCGACTTCAGGCGTTCATAAAAATCCGGCACTTGTTCCAGCAGGTACTTGTTCTCAAAAGGACTCGCCCGAACCACTTCGAAGCCAGGCAGCGGCTTCTCGATAAACTTCCGGTGAACCCAGTCAAACCCCTTGGGTGTCCACACCGCGAAACCGCAATAGCGCGTCGCCTTCGGGTCCCTCAAACGGCCTTCCAGCCGCTGCCAGACTTCCTCCTGCGTATAAGTCAATTCGTCTACCCCAAACCATGCCAGGTTCGTGCCGCGCAGCCGCTCAAAGTCACTCACCGACCGCAGCAATATCCGCGATTCGCCTTCCCGCATCGTCAGCACGTTTTCCGACCGGTTTAAATCGAACGGAATATCATTCTCATTCAAGGTCTCCAGCAACGCGGTCAGCGTCGAATCCCGTAACATCGGATAAGTCGGTGCTCCAATCAACCCGGTTCTTCCCGGATTGCTGTAACACAT